GTATCCAATGCCGATATAAGAATATATATGTCGATAAGACACTATCAGCAAAGGATGATAAAGCAGCTCTTGAATCTTTTGCTAAATGCGTTGAATCAGGAGAAATAAAAGGTACGGATGAGGGTTTTTATGATCCTGACCGTGTCTTCATAACGTTTGAGGAGGTTGACAGAAATGTCTCTACAAGAACTAGTGGCGAAGAAGCTTCAGTTGGAATCGCAGTGGGCAACCCAAGCATTACAACAGGGTAGAGTTACTACCGACATGAAGTGGATCGACATTGAACTTAAAGATGTAAAGGTCAAGATCAATGAACAAAGTGTTATTGATGCAAGAACTGATCTTTTAAAAAAAGCAGGTTAAGCTTTTAAAAAAAACTAATTTTTTTCCCAAGGCTAGTGCGCTCTAAATTTTCCAAAAAGCATTCGTTGTCGCATCTAGAATAGAACCCCTGCGTTTGTGAGTCGTCTACTATTCAATAAAATAAAAAATCAAAAAAACGTTCATGGTATAATAGTAAATAAAAAAAATAAGGAGCGTTATGTATTGGTGGAACCCAAACAAAATAAAAGAACTAAAAGAACAAGGTTATAAATTTAAATTTTATAATTATGATCCTAGGTTCAAAGACCAGACGATCGAAGAGATTGAAGATCAGGAGAAGGTCGACACTGAGGACACTCAGAAGTAACTTTAAAGTTTTCTGCGATGTCATACCAGGTTTTAATTAAACCTGTGCCTTGGCATCGTGGGCAATTATTCTTTAGCTTGTCCCCAACTACTTCCGATTGCGCAGTCAACTTTGCTTGGGACTTTGAGTCCTTCGATTGCATTTTCCATTATCTCCTTTACTTTTATAATATCACTTTCTTCATTTATTGAAAAGCATAACTCATCATGAATTTGTAACATTGGTTTAAACCCTTGCTTGTAACATTCTATCATAGCTTGTTTTGTTTGATCAGCAGCAGATCCTTGTATTAATCTATTTAAAGCTTTGTAAGTAAATGCTCTTCTAATGTTATTACCATAAATTGCTTTAGCCTCTTCATACTGCATGGCCTTATTCATACCAAATGTTGCAGGTTCCCACATATCAAATCTACATTTTCTACCTTTAATGGTCCTAATAAATCCATACTTAGATGCAGATGACATTACAGCTTCAGCTAATTTTTTTACAAACGGAACTCTGTTATGATATTTACCCAAAAGATTTTCAGCAGCATCTTTTGAAATACCTAATTCTTTTGATAACTTTGCCTTACCCATTCCGTAAAATAATCCAAGATTAATTGTTTTAGCTTGAGTCCTGGATATACCTGCCATATCAGCTACTATTTGATGAAAGTCCGCAGCTTCATTTTGATAAGCAGTAATAAATTCTTGCGCACCTGTAAAATTTTCATCTATTGAGGCAGCATAATGTGCTACTAATCTTGGCTCCTGTTGGCTATAATCGAAACTACCCCATTGTTTTCCCTCTTCAGGTAAAAATAAACTTCTAATCTTGTCACCATATTCTTTATTTCTTGCAGGAATTTGTTGGAGATTAGGATTAGAATAGGATAGTCTTCCAGAAACTGTGCCACCTTGGTCAGATCTTAGTTGATTTATCTCAGCATGTATTCTACCCTTGTGCACATAACGTTGAATGGAGTCTATGAATGTTGAATGGAATTTATTTATTTCTCTTGCTTGTCTTATTAGTTGCGCTACTGGGTTACTACAATTTATTAACCAATTTTGCGTAAAACTTGGTTCTCCGGTTTTCGGTGTCCGTGGGTAGTCCACACCTATTCTATCAAATACCTGCGCTACAGATCTTGCAGCCCAAATGTCCACATTCATCGTAGTCTCTTGTTTTATTTTTTTTAGTACTTCATTCTCTTTACCTTTAAATTCTTTTTTTAATAAATCTGCTTTCTCCTCATCTACTCTAATACCCGCACGTCTGGTATTTATCAACATAGGCAGCAGCTCCATTTCCATCTCCCAAACATCATTTAAGTTCTGTTTAGTTATTTCGTTTTTTAAATGTCGCCAAAGTTTTAAAGTTAAACCTGCATCTTGCTCAGCATAGAATCCAACATAACCTGCAGGTAACTTCCATAAGTCTTGTTTAGGATCTATACCCCACTCTTTAGCTTTTTCATTTAAATAGGTTTCATTTTTAAGTTCACCTAAATAATCTTTAGCACATGAGTTAAGAGCAAAACTATATCTGTTCTCGTTAATTAAAGCAGCTGTAACCATAGTATCAACTATCTTACCATTTATTTCAAAACCATTAACTAACAACCACCCAACATCATAACTTGCATTATGAAATACTTTAGTAGCTGGAGTTTTTAAAACATTTTGCATCCAGGCTGTAGTCAATGCTATATCCATGTTACCACCTGCATCATGACCTATTGGAAAATACCATTGCTGATCATAAGCAGCTACGGCAAAACCTACAATGTGGCCATCAAAAGTAGCCCAACCGCTACCCTTTGTTTTTAAATTAGGATCTTTAGTCTCCAGGTCAATTGCTATTTCTTCTGCTTTAGATAAATCAGGATACTCATCAGGACAAACCCAATCGCTGTCATTGTAGACAAAGTTTAGTTGATGTGTCATTAAAGTTTCTTTTTAAGCTCTTTTAAATATTCTTCGTTTTCTCTCTCCTCTGGAGATTTTCTATTTATTATAAAATATGCGATGGTTGCACCTACTAACAAACATCCCATACTATAAAAAAACATACCTATTCCAAAAACAAGTGTCATTTTCTATTCTTCCTAATTATTCTAGCTTGTTTTCGCCAAGCCCAAGCACTTAATTGACCAGACCAACCCATAATCCACAAATATAATTTTAAGATCATGAGTAATCTCTTTCCTTTATCATTTGTAAATAATGTATTGCTTTGTCTATATCCTTTTCTTTTCCCTTTGACTGGTGTCTGCAAATATATTTTATAGCATTACCCTCCGCAAACAAAAGTTTGTTTTCATTTATAAACTCAGCTGGTTGAATTTTCATTTTTGAATAATGATTCCCGCCTACCTGCTTTTCTAAAGAATCGTAAGTTGTTGATTTGAACATATCTTTATGCGTCATAGTTTGCCTCATATAGTTTGTAATATTTACCTAACGGAAAATGATATTGATGATACGTGCTTAATAAATGTAATGTATGTTTACATCTCGTAACACCAGTGTACCAAACTCTTAATTCTTTTACTTTTTCATCTAAGTTTTTTTTATCAAAATGAGATGGAAAGTTGCATTTAGATGCAAGAACAACATTATCAGCTTCACCACCTTTTACTTGATGTATTGTATCTATTATTATTTTAGGTGGTAAATTTAAATCTACACCTTCATCCATTAGTTTTTTAAAATACATCTTATCTTTATCCTTAAATTTTCTTTGCATGACTTCATACCAAGGACCTTTCTCGTCTCTCATACCACATCTGAGATGTAATTCATCAAAATTAAATACTTGGTTTGGATGTGCAAATGACCATTTTTTGCTATCCTGTGACCGGTATCCGTGGTCTATGTTTAATAATCTCTCATACATAATACAAGCTTCTTCTCTTGATATAGATCCACCATCACAAATTTTTTCCCAATATTGTATCGCTAAAAACTGATTCGGATCAAATGATTTATTATTTTTAACATCTTGATAATACAAACCTAAATTACGTGCCTCCTCCTGCAGCTCCTTCTTAACATCGTTTATTCTAGCAAGAACCATCCAATCACCATCTAGATCCCAAGGGACTTTTTTTAATGCATTGCATCTATAAATACTACCTTGCTTTTGATTAGAATAAAATTCTTTTTGTACTCTTTGATCACCCATAGAATTAAGTAAACACTTAGAAAAAAAATGTATATTTTTATTCAATCTTACAGATTTTTTTAAGACTACACTTCGTCCAGGAAAGGTTTGAAAATGGCCTACATCAGCTCCGTTCCATTCATAGATTGCCTGGTCATCATCACCTGCAACATAAACTCTATCTACACTTAAACTTATTTTAACAATCATATCCCACTGCAAAGGTGTAAGATCCTGAGCTTCGTCTACCATCAATACTTTAAAAGGTATAACTAAACCCATCTTAATATATCTTTCAACCATATCAGTAAAATCTAACCTGTCCGGTGTCCGTTCTCCTGTCTCAAGTTCCATAGTTTTAAACTCTTCGTAACCATTAATAATAGATTTAAACTGCTGCAGCCTTACAGCTTTTCTTGATTGTTGTTTATACAACCACACAGGATCAACTTTCATGTTTCTTGCTCTATCGTATATTTGTAAAGACCAATTGTTAAATACTTTCTGATCATCCCAAGTTTCTTTGTAATTAATTTTTATAGTTCCATACTGGGTATGAAACATAAGCATATCTACTTTTGGATCTAAAACGGGAATCTCAGCAAACTGTTGTCGGGCCAAAGAATGTAATGTTCGAAAGTATCTGAAATCATCATCGTCATAACCTTTAAATTTTTTTCTAACCCTTGCAACACATTCATCCACAGCTTTGTTTGTAAAAGATACATAACATATTTCATCAGGCGAGTATCCTTGTTTTAAATATCTCTCCACCCGCTGCAATAAATTATGTGTCTTACCTGTGCCTGGGGGTCCAAATATTTTAATTGTCTTCCCATGCAGCTT